ATGGTTGAAAGAAGAATTACAGGTGAACCAACAGAGGTCGTATCTGAGTCGATTACTGTTGAAACACCAGAAGATGATTTAACGATAGAAAACGTTGAAATGACAGATGATGGCGGAGCTATCATCAATCCCGTTGAAACACCACCAGAAGATAGATTTGATGCTAACTTAGCTGAGTTTATTGATGAAGAAGATTTACAAAATTTATCTTCAGATCTTATGCAGGAATACAAAGATGATAAATCATCAAGAGATGAGTGGTATGATTCATACTCAAAGGGTTTAAAATTATTAGGATTTAATTACGAAGATAGAGCACAACCATTTCAGGGTGCAAGTGGCGTTACACATCCTCTACTAGCTGAGACAGTCACACAATTTCAAGCACAAGCATACAAAGAATTATTACCAGCTAATGGACCTGTAAGAACACAAATTATTGGTGAGCAAAACGCTCAAAAAGAAGAACAAGCACAGCGTGTTCAAGAGTTTATGAATTATCAAATTATGCATGTGATGGAAGATTTTGATCCAGATTTGGATCAAATGTTATTTTATCTACCCTTGTCAGGATCAGCATTTAAAAAAATATATTTCGATACTACACTTAACAGAGCAGTATCAAAGTTTGTTCCAAGTGAAGATTTAATTGTTCCCTATAGTGCAACTGATTTAGCAACAGCTGAGAGAGTTACACATGTAATCAAAAGAAATGAAAACGAAGTGAGAAAGATGCAGGTTCAAGGTATTTACAGAGATGTTGATCTTCAGTATCAAGATGAACCAAGCAATTCAAACGTTCAGGAAGCTGTAAATAAACTAGACGGTGTGAGACCTACTGGTTCAGCATATAAGAATGATGTCTATACTTTGTTAGAAATACATTGTGATCTTGACGTGCCAGGTTACGAAAATGATGACGGAATAAAATTACCATACATTGTAACTATAGACGAAGGTTCACAACAAGTATTATCAATTTACAGAAACTTTGAAGAAGAAGATTCGTTTAAGAAAAAGAAACAATATTTTGTACACTACAAGTTTTTACCTGGCCTAGGATTTTATGGTTTTGGTTTAATTCACATGTTAGGTGGATTATCTAGAACTGCAACGTCAGCTCTAAGACAATTAATAGATGCAGGGACATTATCAAACTTACCTGCAGGATTTAAAGCTAGAGGTTTAAGAATACGTGATGATGATAATCCGTTACAACCTGGTGAATTTAGAGATGTAGACGCACCAAGTGGCGATTTACGTGCAGGTTTATTACCGTTACCATACAAAGAGCCAAGCGCTACTTTATTTCAACTTTTAGGTTTTGTTGTACAGTCAGGTCAACGTTTCGCCACAATTGCTGATCAAAAAATAGGTGACAGTGTTGCTGCTAATGCACCTGTTGGAACTACAATGGCTTTGATTGAGCGTGGTTCAAGAGTGATGAGCGCAATACATAAAAGATTACACTATGCACAAAAGACAGAATTTAATTTATTAGCTAAGGTTTTTAAAGATTTTTATCCACAAGTTTATCCGTATGATGTAGGCAAAAACGCTGCTGCTGTATTTAAAGCTTCAGACTTTGATGAGAGAGTAGATATTATGCCTGTGTCAGATCCTAATATTTTTTCTATGTCTCAACGTGTTACCTTGGCTCAGACACAATTGCAGATGGCACAATCTGATCCAAAACAACATAACTTGTATGAAGCATATAAAAGAATGTATCAAGCTCTTGGTGTCAAAGATATTGATGCTATCCTTCCTGTTCCAAAACCAGATGCACCAAAAGACCCTGGTATTGAAAATGCAGACGCTTTGATGGGCAAAAAATTAGTGGTGTTCAGAGGTCAAGCACATCAACAACACATTGAAGCACACAGAGTATTTATGTCCTCAATGTTAGTAAAAGCAAATCCTCAAGCTACCATTATTTTACAAGCACATGTAATGGAGCATATTTCTTTACTTGCAAGAGAAGAAGTTGAAGCACAAATGCAAGAAGTTATCCAACAAGAAGCACAAAGATACGGCGGACAAATCCCACCAGAACTACAAATGCAGTTTCAAAAACAGCTTGAAGTACAAGTTGCAGATAAAATTAGTGATTTTATATCTGAAATGTTCATAGAAGAACAAGAAGCTATGGAAGGACAGGGACAAGATCCTTTAATTGGTCTAAAACAACAAGAATTACAGCTTAGAGCACAAGATATTCAAAGAAAAGCAGAAAATGACAGTCAAAAATTAGAACTTGACGCTGCAAAACTTGATCAACAAGCAAAAATAGCGCAAGATAAAATAGATTCTAACGAAGATATTGCTCAATTACGTGCAAATGTTAACCTTGATAAACAGAAACAGTGAAAAAAAGAGAAAAAAAGGTCGCAAAAGTAATGCGAGAGTTTAAAAAAGGTAAATTAAACATTGG